TTCTTGGGGTCTTGCTTGATCTCCTCTTGCTTTGGTAGGTCATCGACTAAACGAATGTATGCACCTAAGTCCATGCCACCACGATCACCGATAGTACCGATCAGATTGGATTTCAAAGAATTTTCACTGATACGATCTTTAGCCCACAACCAATGTGATGCCAGTTCTAATGACCTTGGAGTAACGAATGCGGGGCGTTGTGCCTTGGGATGATAGATATATGGATTGCCACCTGTCTCGTCCTCGGGGTTGTCCACGTCCTCGAATGATTGAAACAGTTGCTCGCCGTGTTCCTTGACCCACAAGATAAGAGACGGATGAATACCTGCATTGATTGCAAAGTTATCAATCCACTCGGTTGCCGTTGGTTTCTTAAGACGTATTGTCGTGATGCGGTTCCTGTGATGTGGCATGAGTAAGTCACCTACACCCTCTGCACCTAGGTTAGTTGTTGCAAAAATGATTGAGTCTTTGTGTAGTTTCTTAGTACCCATGGTACGCTCTAACATCATACGCATCATGCCGTTCTTAACACTTGGGTTCGCCTTACCGAACTCGTCAATCATTAAGATGATTGGTTTGTCATGGTGAATACCCATCTCCTCATTGGGCACGAACCTTACATACTGTGCATCGTCACCCATGTCGAGTATCTTCGGCATCATCAAGTCACCTAAGTCCTTGGTTGTACAGTCGAAGTAGCATGGTGTGTGGGTTGGTAACTTCTCTGCCAACATCTTAAGGATAGATGATTTACCTGTACCCATGTGACCTACCACCAATGTAGTTAGTAGATGCCCTGTCGCTAGTATTGAATCAACTGCTTCGGGGATTGTTTGTGCAAATAAACGCTCTGCGGTTTGGATAGCTTTAGCCATTTGAAATTCTCCTGTTATATAAAAAACAAATTAAGATGTAGTCGGTCGACTACGGATTACCAACTGAACTCTTTGAGTAAGGCATCGACCTTACCCTTCACATCGTGACGTAACTCGTCATCTTCTCTTAGTGCATCGGGTGTTACGCCGAGCATTGCATCTTCGATCTTTTGTTTCGCCCGCTTCATGTCGGGGTCGTTTGTAATGTTGAACTTATCCAATAGGTCACACATCTCTACCACATTGGTGACCAATGTATTCCTAAAGATTTGTTTGTCATTACCTGCTAACTTGTTGCTCATGTTCTTGAGTGCATCGTGCATACGCTCCCATGGTTCACGCATCGCTTGCTCTAAACACTTGGTGTAGTGCTCCTCGTATCGTTGCTTGATAACTTGTTGTGCTTCGTTGTTGATGTCCAGTCTAAAGTCGCCCGCATCGGGTAGTGGTATTTCACAGAATCTAAATCTGAACTTGTCACGCACAACTGCCACCTCGGGGTAATCATCTGAGCTGAACAATGAGCCGAGCTTTACCCTTGCACGATTGACCAGTACATGGTAGTCATTCAAGAACTCATCGACTAATCGGTTGAACTCGTTAGCCATGCCTGACATCTCCTTCACATAGTTAAAGTACAAAGATGTTGGTATGAGTCTTAGCCCTGAATCTGACCACGGCATTGTGGAGTGGTAGTGCAAAGTTCTAGCGTTACCTGCAAACTTCTGTATCGCTTCGAATGTCGGCTCGTCTGCAAATAACTTTTTAGAGTAGTTGCCCGCCCTTGTGGTAGTTTGTTTGGCGGTGTCGATCTCCTTGGATACGCCCTTGTCGAACTTACGTCCTGTCCAAACACTAATGTTTAACTCAACAAGCATTGCTGAACTGCTGATGCTTGGTACTGATGTAGTCGGCAGACTACAAATTGAACTTGTTGTTTCCATTTCGTTTTCCTTTATAAAAATTTACTAACACATTACTAACTCACAATACATATTCTAACACAAGATGATACATAAGTCAAGTATTTACTATACTTTAATAGCTTTTGTTAAGGTATGATAGCTAAGGCATCACCAATCGCATCGCCACTAAAATCAAGTTCAAGTACCCTTCGTACATATATGCGGTAGTTAAAGTTGTCCATCATCCCACCTTGTTGCTCCTCGATGTCGTTAGACTCCTCGCCTATCCGCACGAACTCGTACCCACAATGCTCAGGGAACCTCTCAACGGCAAACTCCATGAGCCATGTGTGCGATTGAACATCGGGGTAAGACTCATACCACTTAACATCATATGCGGTGAAGTTAACCTTGAATACCTCGCTTATTTCGTTGCACTCGATCTGACACTCCTTGAGTGCTTTGACCTCCTCGCCACCCTTGACCATGACAAGTGCAATGAACTGATTGAGTGTGTCTTTGTTTTCGAAGTGAATCGAATACGCTACGTCTGATCTATATCCCATAATTTGTCCTCCTAGAGTGAAAGAAAGTTGTTCTGCTGTGCGTCTCATACTCTCGGCTAATGCCTTGGTATATTCCTCGCCAATTTGATGCCAGTTTTTATTCGCCATCGGCAAGCCCGCCAAACTTTGTTCTCGGCATCGTCAAGAATAGGCGGTCTTCGTCCATGGATTGCAAGTGGACTTCGGTGTCTGTCCAATACATCACACAGTAACGTCTTTTCTGAAAACGTATGATCTGTCCCGTTAAGCTAGTCATTTGAACTCTCCTCTAATTTCTTAATTGCATCGACCATGTGGTTGCGAGCTTCGTCATTGTGTAATAGGTGCAAGATCATTAGATGTCTCATATGTGCATGGTATCGGTAATAAACCGCAAGAACTGTGGCTACTACGCACCACACCCACAAGAACAACTCACTCAAACTAATATCTATTTGCATATCGCCTCCAATAATAAATAAAACACAAAACCCCACGATACTAAGGCAAGGACTACGTTCACAATGCCCTGTAATACTTTATCTTTAAGTTGTTGACTAATCATTTAATTTCCACCCATAAGTTGATAACTGCATTTGTCCTGCCATGTCGAACTTATCATCGAATAAGTCGTTCAAAGTTCTCGCCTGTTTGTACGTCAGCCGTTTAAATTCAATGCGTTGTTTGTCTTTGAATTCGGCATGGAATGTGTAGGTGTCTTTTTTTGTAGTCGGTTGACTACATTGTGCATCCCACATATCTATTGTTTTGTTGTCTACGTCTTGCTTCATTTGACTAACCCTCCCTTGGTGTTGATGCCGATAAGGTCTTCACGATTGAAACACGCTATGTAGTTGGACTTGTGCATGGGCACGACTGTGAACTTACGTCTCTTGGCTTCGTACTCGCCACACAGTAAGCATAAGTGATAACCTGCATCCCACCGCTTGTGAGCTACATCATCGCCACAAGTTGTACAAAGATGTTTGTATGTCTTACTCATGTTGGTTGTCCTCCATAGGTTGGTCGGATATTTCGGCTTCAACCTCCTCACCCAGTAAACGCATGGCTTCCATGAGGTAGATGTGTCCATAGGCATAGTTGCGCCTGTGCATTGATTGTTCGGATTTGCGTAAGCAATCCATTGCGTTGATGTAGTCACCTTCTGTCATAACGATTCTCCTGTTAAGATGTTTAATACAATGTAGTCGATCGACTACACTTTGCAGGGGTAAGAACAATATGTTCTAAACAATTCCCACCTACAATACATATTATAGCACAACAAGGTATCAAAGTCAAGTAAATAGTGATGTTTTATGGTAAGTTCTAATTTGTACTAAGTTATATTATTAAATAGTATATTGTTCTAATGTTCGTTTTTAGGGGGGTATTGTTCTTTTTGTAAGTTGTTGATTTTGCGAATATGTTCGTATTGTTCGATTTGTTCTTTAAAAAAAAGTATATGGGTTTTAAAAACGAAAAAGAATGGAATCTGCGTTTAGGCTCTGCCAAAACTGGTTTCAGAAATTTATAGACATGGTGTGTCAAAACGCAAGAACAATACGAACAAATCGAACATTCCTTTAAAATCAACAACTTACGTGCGAACAATATGCCCGAACAATACAGATCAAAACCGAACAAATTGAAACCGAACATTGTAATACTAAAGTGTCGGAACAAATTGAAAACGAACAATATACTCGTTAACCCTAATATTGTTCGGTAGAACAAATCGACCCTGTGCTCTACGCTAACGAAAAACACTGGTATCAATATGTAGTCGCTGACTACATTGTTCGGTAATATGTTGTGGGTGACAAGGCCGAACCGACTGCGAAACTATGACCCTGTGCTCTACGCTAACGACAAACACTGGTATCAATGTAGTCTATCGACTACATAGTAAGATCTTTTATAGATAATCAGGACGAAAAAAAACCCCAGGCAAAGCCCAGGGTATAAAGTACAGACGAAAAAAAACCCCAGGGTTTTAATCCTAGGGTTTGAGCTTACTAATTAGTTAGTAGATAAAGGCATTTTGTATTTGCTCTCAATAACTTGCAAGGTCTTAATATCTGTACTAACTCCGATTTCAGGGTTAGTCATAGCTTGCATAGTTCTTATAGCTAGATCAAGATACCATGCTACTTGTGCCTTAGCATCTTTTGGTTTCTTACCTGATTTGGGTAACTGTGGGCCTTTTGTCTTATCATCGATCAATTCACTATCTTCCATTTTCTTAATGTGAGTGACAATCTTAGAATAACGTGAAGCCTTTTCAGTCTGCACAAATCTACGAGTAACTAACTCGGCTTCTGAACATTTAGCCTTATCCTTTTGGAATATAGCTAGTTCAGTTTTAGTGAATGACTGTAAAACAATCGCTTCAACTTGCCCGATTACGGTTTCAACATTAGAAGCCTTGTTAGACTTATCTAGCATCGCACTTGTAATTCCGTCTGCAATACACGCATCACTTGCCTTCTTCCATTTGGCCTTTGCTGTGTTGTCTGCGTTGAGTGCATCGAGCAAAGCCTTAGAAGAACTAGAGGAAAGAACAGTTACTGTTGACATAATAAACTCCTATTACCAATTAAGCGCATCGATCAAAGCGCCTTGCATTTCCTAATCGGTGACCCTATTGTGGCCGAGTTGTCATAGGTTGTCAATGGATAATAAAATTAAATAACATTTAATAAACTTTAATAATGTAGGCGATCACCTACATTTTACCTAGGACAGATCGAGCACCCCACACCCCCTTTTTTTCGTTAAGGTTCCATATCGGCTGTAGGTTTGCTATTTCGCACGAGCAATTACTAAAATTTTGAGTTTGGAAAACACCCCCCTTGTCTTTTATAGTACCCCCTAGCAAAAAATTTTTTTGTATATATAATTAGAGTCGAAGCGGTTTTGCGGGTTAGCGCCGCAATGGTAACCTCCTTGAATTTGTTGAACACACACTGCTTTATGTGAGCCGCTTCACCCTGTCTGGACATTAGACATGCAAATACATATTGAACCCGATGTTGGGGTCCCGCTACCGAACGACGATTCGGATATTGAGGATTTCATCAGTCGTGCAGAAGCTGCCTGTGAGACAGCTAAACATCTTGGTCTGGATACCGATCCGACACAGGACGACTTAGCCGTTGCTGAAACAATTGCATATTCAATGGCGGAAGACCCAGTTGCGGCAAATAAAAAACTAACTAATGCCAAAGCGTCTAAGCTAAGACCTGCAACGTACTATGCAGTGGACGGCATATTAAAAGAATTTGCTCTAAAAGTAGTTGATAACGCAGCTCAGATTCGCCAGGTTGTAACTAATAAATTAATTCTTGAGACAGAAAACCCAGATCCCCGCGTGCGGATTCGGGCGCTTGAACTGCTTGGTAAGATTTCAGACGTTGGACTGTTCACAGATAGGACAGAAATCACTATAAATCATAGATCGACTGAAGAACTTGTGATATCACTTAAAGAAAAGATCAATAGACTGCGTATTCCACAAGAAGTTACGACAATAGATCTAGATAAAGAGCTGGGATTACCACAGGAAACGACGGATGCAAGCTCAGACTAACGTTTTTGATCAGTTAGATGACCAGGAATTACAGTTTTTACTGGATAATTTAGACCAATTTACGCCAGAAGAGCAGTCCGAAGCCGAAGAAATCATCAACGAGATCGCAAAAAGGCGGGAATCTAAGGCTTGTTATGACGATTTAATCGAGTTTTGCAGGAAAATGCAGCCCGATTACAAGGTTGGTAAGCACCACCGCATACTGGCAAACCATCTTATGGCGATCGCATCGGGTGAAAAAGACCGTATTTGCGTCAATATTCCGCCTAGACACGGTAAAAGTCAGCTTGTTTCTATCTATTTTCCAGCATGGTTTTTGGGTAGAAATCCTGATAAAAAGGTGCTAATGGTGTCACATACGACCGATTTGGCGGTCGATTTTGGTAGAAAAGTGAGGAATTTAATTGATAACCCAGACTATAAAACAATTTTTCCAACGGTCTCACTCGCGCCTGACAATAAAAGTGCCGGTAGATGGAATACAAATGTGGGTGGGGAGTATTACGCTTGCGGTGTTGGCTCTGCTTTGGCTGGTCGTGGCGCAGATTTACTTCTTGTGGATGATCCTCATAATGAGCAAGACATTATTAATGGAAACTTTGACGTATTTGAAAAGGCCTATGAGTGGTTTACATATGGTGCTAGGACTCGTCTTATGCCTGGTGGTCGTGTGGCTATCATTCAAACTAGGTGGCATCAGGATGACTTGACGGGTAGAGTAGTTAAGGATATGACTCAAAATGAAGAGTCAGATCAATATGAGGTAGTTGAGTTTCCCGCTATATTAAATCAGGGGGGTAAGGACGAGAAGGCACTTTGGCCTGAGTTTTACAACCTCACTGCACTGCATAGAACAAAAGCTTCTATGCCACTTTTTCAGTGGAATGCCCAGTATCAGCAAAACCCAACGGGTGAAGAGGCGGCGGTTGTCAAGCGGGAGTGGTGGAAGATATGGAAGCCAGAAAACCCACCGTACTGTGAATATTTAATCATGTCTTTGGACGCTGCGGCGGAAACCCACAACCGTGCTGACTACACGGCGCTTACAACGTGGGGTGTGTTTATGAACGAGGAAACAAATTTATACAACATTATCTTACTCAACGCGATCAAAAAGCGATTAGAATTCCACGAGTTAAAAGAATTAGCATATAAAGAGTACAGGGAATGGAACCCTGATGCGTTCATTGTTGAGAAAAAATCAGCCGGAACACAGCTCTACCAAGAGTTAAGACGTACTGGGATATCAGTACAAGAATTCACACCGCACCGTGGGACCGGAGACAAATTAGTCAGGCTCAATGCGGTATCGGACATTATTAAGTCAGGACTCGTGTGGGTTCCTGAAACACGTTGGGCTGAAGAGGTTGTTGAAGAAGTTGCAGGTTTTCCCTTTATGTCACATGATGACTTGGTTGATACCACATCTATGGCGTTAGCCCGGTTTAGGCAGGGTGGGTTTATCAGGCTTCCAAGCGACGAGCCTGAAGATATCACATGGTTTAAATCTAAGCGTAATAGGGGGTACTACTAATGGACGGAATTTATGAGTTGGCTAAACGCGCCGTGCCCCCACAAGCGCGGTTTTTTACGCAAACACTGATGGGCGATAGGTCAAAGCCACTTACAGAGAAAGATTTGAGTGACGAGGACCTGCGTAACCTACATGAAGCGGTAGCGAATTCTAGAATCAGATTGAAACAAAAAATAGAGTCTGACCCGACCGAAGCCGCTAAGAAACATAAAAAACAGTTTGAACAAGGGTACGGTAACGTCCAGTATGACGACTATACAAAGATAACGCACGGCGACGGGGCGGTTCAGTACAGACAAGATAACCCCATGCACGATACATTAGGGCGGTTTGGGTATCAGATATTGCCAGACGGCACGATACATATTAACGATAAGTATGACTTTTATAACCCAATTCGTGCTAAAAACGTAGAGAATTTTGAGAAAGAAGGGCCGATTACGAAGGCTCTAGACTCAAGCACAAAGGCAATAAGTCAGGCCGCAGTTGGAGATTTTAAAAGTGCTGCCGGGACAATAGGCGAAGCATATATAGGGCGTAACGGTAGACCGGTAGATATTACATACCACCCCGATGAGATCTATCCAGAAGATTCTAAATACAACCCCAAGCAAACACTTCAGCAGTCTCTTCAACAACTACAAGGGCAAGACACACAAGCTGC